CTGAAGCTTGGTCCTATTACTTAATCAAGGCTTCTGTTGATCTTGCTTTTGAGTTTGGACCTTGCGGCAAAACAAACGAAACAAAATACAGCCAAGCAATTCTTCCTATCGACACTTATAAGAAAGATGTTGATGATCTGGCTGGACCTGTGTATCATATGGATTGGGATTATGTTCGTCGTTATGCTACTTCATACGGCATTCGTAACTCAACTTTGATGGCATTAATGCCTGCTGAAACTTCTGCACAGATTAGTAACTCAACGAATGGTATTGAGCCTCCTCGTGCGTTGGTATCAATCAAGCAGAGTAAAGATGGTGTTCTAAAGCAGGTTGTTCCTGATATCAAGAAACTAAAGAATAAGTATGAGTTGCTATGGGACCAGAAGTCACCAGAGGGTTATCTGAAGATCATGGCAGTTCTACAGAAGTTTGTTGATCAAGCTATCTCCGTGAACACCTCCTACAATCCAGTTCACTATCCAGAGGGTAAGATTCCTCTATCAGAGATGATCGGGCACTTGCTGATGTTTTATAAACTCGGAGGCAAAAACCTATACTATTTTAATACAGCAGATGGCGCTGGAGAAATCGACGTTGAAGATTCGGCCGATGATGATTGCTCTTCCTGTAAGATTTGATCTTTGGTGATATTGAATCCATCACGAAAAGCTTTGTCTTGATTATACCACCTCATATATAAAGTGTTGTATTTGTATCCATTGTTGAGTGCCCAAGTTTTTAGACAATCGATTTGAACTTGGTGACCATCTTTATAATGTAATGTCCAGTTCTGTGCCATTGGATTCTTTGATCCAGAAAATAACGACTTTCTTAGCTGTCTGGTCTCATCAGTCACACCATTCTTGTAACGAGATTTTCTTGTTATCCAGATATTGTCGGTGTGTTGTTTTGTGGGGACTCTACCTGAAAGTCCTTTGCTTATTTTTAGTCTATGTTCTAGCGTATGTGGTTTACCTGGCTCAAATCCACCGTCGATTCTTTCTGTGACAAGATTTGCCCACTCGTTAGATTCAACTATATTGTGTTCTTTGGAAAAAGACAGAGCGAAGTTTATTGCTTCATTTTTATCTTGAAATGTGTACATTTCTATGGTATAAGGAACTACATTATGTTTCTTGATATGCCTCATCCAGATGGTGCCAGATCCTTTATATTTGTAAGGATCTTTGCTAACGGTCTTACCGAAATACTTTAGACCACAGTGGGGACATTGTTTGACATATAGATAAATAGTCATAGCTGATGCTCCTGTTTAGCGTTAGTGTGGCTGGATACTGGAATATCGCGAGTCACATCTTATTTATACAAAGGAGTTTTTATATTATGCGTTACTGGCTCGATTGTGAATATAACGGCTTCGGAGGGCAGCTACTTAGTCTAGCTTTGGTACGTGAAGACGGGCATAGCCTATATATCAAATATGAGACAATCCAAGAGATTGATCCATGGGTTGCTATAAATGTTATGCCCGTCATTATTAATGTACCCAAAGGCGTTAAGATGCAAGTTGCTTCTCTATTGGACAATCGCGGCGCACATATGATCAAAGAGTTCTTCGGAGATGATCCATGCCCTGTGATTACTACAGATTGGCCAGATGACATCAAGTATCTTTGTCAGGCAATGATCACTGGTCCAGGTGAGATGATTGCCGTTCCTAGGATCATCTTTGATATGGTGCGCGTTGATGCTTATCCAACTACACTACCTGGTGCTATTCGACACAATGCTTGGTGGGATGCTTCTGCACTAAAGCACATGTTTGAAAGTGTCTAGTTATGCTATATATTCGAATAAATAATAACAAATGGGAAGAGAACGGCAAAGTCTACGAGGTGGTTGAAGCTAAGAACTATTCAAACTCCACCAAGATTGACTTTGTTTTAAAAGATGAAACTCATGTTTGGCGACAAACTTTTCCTGCAAATCAAGTAGAATGGATAGACGAAAGCGATGTCAGTTTTTAATAACAACAGATTTGACGCAACACAACAGACTTGCTTCTTTGGTGAGAATGTAAACATCGCTAGATATGACAAACAACGCTATCCAATCTTTGAAAAACTAACTGATAAACAACTCGGTTTCTTCTGGCGACCAGAAGAAGTTGATCTGTCTCGCGATGGCAAAGACTTCAAGGCACTAAATGACCATGAGAAACACATTTTTACCTCGAACCTTAAGCGTCAGATTCTACTTGATTCTGTACAAGGTCGGGCTCCTTCGCTTGCTTTCCTCCCTGTGTGTTCGCTACCAGAGTTGGAGACCTGGATCCAAACTTGGGCTTTCAGTGAGACGATTCATAGTAGATCGTACACTCACATCATTCGCAATGTATACAGTGATCCAAGTAGAGTATTCGATGAGATGCTCGACATCCCAGAAATCTTAGACTGTGCCGAGGATATCAGCAAGTATTATGATGATTTGATTACTCTAAACAATACACTTGGTTGTCCAGAATCGCAATATGGTTATACGCCAAAGTATCGATATGATCACAAGAAAGCATTATGGTTATGTCTCAATGCTGTCAATGCTCTAGAAGGAGTTAGATTCTATGTCTCATTCGCCTGCTCTTGGGCATTTGCTGAAGTCAAGAAAATGGAAGGCAATGCTAAGATCATTAAACTCATTGCCAGAGACGAGAACGTTCATCTTGCCTCAACTCAAAATCTCCTCAAGATACTACCGAAAGAGGATGAAGACTTTGCGAGAATACGGGAAGAGACACGGGATGAATGTGCTGCTATCTTTCACCGAGTCATCGATCAAGAAAAGGGGTGGGCACGCTATCTCTTTCATCAGGGGTCGATGATTGGTCTAAATGAACAACTGCTGTGTGACTATGTAGATCACATTGCAGCAAAGCGTATGAGCAACATTGGTCTTCCAGGTAAAGCTGGTCCTAATCCTCTACCATGGACTGCTAAATGGATTAGTGGTTCTGATGTACAAGTAGCACCCCAGGAAACAGAGATTACCAGTTATGTTTCTGGTGGCGTGAAAAAAGATATCACGGACACGACATTTTCTAACTTTACCCTATGACAACTTATATAAGTATACGTGAAGCAACCGAGGCTGACTATCCTAGAATGATAGAGATAGAGAAAGCCTCATTTGAAACAGACACGATTACGATTGATGAACTTGAAGACTACCAATCATTTGGTTGTAATGTCAATGTTCTTCAGATCAATGATGATATAGCAGGCTTCTATATAAGTTATGTCTATGATGACGATCAAGATCAATCTGAATATCTAGAAACTTTAGAGATTGCCCCACAATACCGCGGGCAAGGATACTCTAAACTGCTTTTACAACACTATATCGATAATAAGACTATACCATGGTCCCCTCTCACTTTACACTGTAGAGTAGAGAACGATGTGGCTCTGTCTTTATATAATGCATACGGTTTTACTATTATTGAGTTGGTCCTTGGCTTTTACGATGATGGAGGTAATGCATACAAACTCGTAAGGAGCTAATACCCAGAAATGAAGACCAAGATACACCCTATCTTTGGTAATGTTTCGCAATACGATTTACAAGTTTACGATTTAGAACTAGACCTGGAAAACTCGCGTGAAGTGGACGCCCTCGAACAAGGTTGGTTGATTAACGATAGAAAGTGGTATAACTCACGTTCTGTCCGCATCGACTGCAATCTATTCGATAAGAAAACTAAACCACTAAAGGGTTATAAAGTAACCCACGTTGAAACGATTGAGGATATGTCAGACGTTGGTACCGTATTCGGTATGTTTACAGCCAGACGTAACCTCGATGACATTTATACAATAGAAATCGATCTAGATCGTGCAACATGGATTCTTGTGCATAACAATGCAGGAGACTTGGTTGCATTTTCTAAGATGACAACTTATGACGGTGGGCTTGAAACACAGTTTACCGCATGGGACTATTCAGAACCAAAAGCTTCTATCTCACGCCACTTAGTGGCATATGAAGTAGAGTTAGCCAAGAAGATGGGATATTATCATCTTTACATTGGTTCTGGCTATGGAAATATTGGTATCTACAAGTCACAGTTCAAAGGTTTTGAATGGTGGGATGGAGAACAGTGGTCTACCGACATTGATAAGTATGTCGAAGTCTGCCACAGAGATGACTCCATCAAAACCCTTCAAGACTTATCTGGATTGATTAATGGCCCTACCTAAAGTTCATAGTTTTCGTGTCCATACAATGCTTCACGATCCTGCCTTTCAAAAAGAGATTGGTAGGACCGTGAAGATCATTAACAAGTATGATGTTCCTTATGTTGCTGGTTATTCCAAAGACAGTAAAGACATCTACATTGATAGACACATGAATGTTGACTTTAATGGTACAGATATCACAAAATACCTCCTTGTTCACGAAAGAGTGGAGAAGGCCTTGATAGATGTGTTTGGGCTTCGATACCAAGAAGCCCATCACATTGCGTTAGCAGTAGAGCATGATGCAGTTGTTGGGGATGGGCTAAACTGGAGAGCATACGATAAGTTTGTTGATAAATACGTCAAGAAACTTGATCATGAAAACCTCAAGTTATCACCACCAAATCTAGACCTCACGCCCTACGAAGACGAAAAGGACTTCTCCAAGTTCGTGAAAAAACGGAGTAAACAAAATGATTGATTGGATCGAATGTTCTGTCTGTGAAACAGAATACAAGTTGATTAGTAAAGAACCAGGCATACAAGTTGAGTTTTGTCCATTTTGTGGCGTTGATGCTGATAGCCAGTTCACACCAGAAGAAGTAGACGACGAAGATGAAGAGTTCGATAGTTAAATGGATTATGAAAATCCATGGATCTACGATGGGGAACCCTTTACTGATGCACAGGCTGATGGTCATTTTGCATTTGTTTATCTGATCACAAACAAAGTTACTGGTCGAAAATATCTTGGCAGAAAATACTTGACTTCTGCTGGCTATAAGACTATAAAGGGTAAGAAGAAGAAGATTCGCAAGCCTAGCGATTGGAAGACCTATTATGGTTCTTCTCCTTTACTCAAAGCGGATGTCGAAGAACTAGGCAAAGAAAACTTCTCTAGAGAGATAGTACGTCTATGTCACAATAAGTCTTCCGCTTCATATTATGAAACTAAAATGATTTTAGAGACAGATGCATTGCTGTCAGATGACTATTATAACCAGTGGTTATCTGCCAGATTTACTGCTGTTCACATAAAAGCAATCTATAAATGAGATAGGTTCTGTCAGTTGTACCTTAAACGACTGTCAAATGTTATAACATTGTTTTATTTTAATGGAGAATACTGAATGAAGAATCTTATGTTTGCCCTCGCGGCTCTTACCGCTGTTGCTGCTACTCCTGCAATGGCAGACAGCTTTGTCGGCCCTCGTGTAACTGGCGTTGTCGGCTATCAGGACATCACTGCAATCCCATCAAACCGTTCATTCACTTATGGTGTTGAAGCTGGTTATGATAGTAAGCTTGTTGGTCCTGTTACCGTAGGCGTTGAAGCTGGTCTAGACAACGTATTTGACCGCACCGATGTTAACGTTGGTGGTCGTCTTGGCTATGAAGTAACTCCACATACTCTAGTGTATGCTGGTCTAGGTTATGACAACCTCCGTGATCTAGAAGCACACAATCTCCAGGGTCTTCGCGCTACCGCAGGTCTTGACGTTAACGTCATTGGTCATGTTTCGGTTGGTGCTCAGTACACCCACACCGATCTTGGCGCAGTCAAGAACAATGGTGCGGCTGGTACGGTCACTCTCCGCTTCTAATAAATAGAAGACCACACCCCAGTGAGAATGCCCTCGGAGTTTCGGCTTCGGGGGCATTTTTTGTGGTTGACATTTTTGGCGAATCGTGTACATTGAGAAAGTAGTCAGTGAGAGAGATTCGAATCATGAAAATGTTTGTTGCTCGTAATCACAATGGGACTTTCATTGCTAAAGGTGTTGACCTTGGAAATCTGATGGAAGAAGTCATGATCTATGAAGAAGTGACTGGCAATCGGTGCACCGTCGGCCGAGAAGAGTTTGAAGTTGAACCCAAGCGCAACATTTATCGCTGAGGAGATTTAATATGGCAGACAAGTACGGTCGCGGATATACTTTCACCCACGATTGGGCTGGTGGTATTGTTCTTGCTGAAACGGAAACGGGCTGGACCATCTATTTTCAGCCTGGCGATGACGCTGCAAAGATTGATGATTATTTCGATCTTCTCGTTGGTGAATGCGGATACGATGGACAGTCTGCATTACGAATCATCTGGGAAGAATATAAAGGAATGGCTGCTTAATATGACAATGCATCTCCTAGGTCCTGCTTATACCACAAACTCAACTAAGAAGCGTAAGCCGCAACTAAACACTGCAAAGTATGCTCAAGATTGGGTAGACTATAACAAGCAGATGAAGCGGCTTGGATCAAAAACCAAGACGTTCCAAGAGTATGTTGCATATCGACAAGGCAATGCCGCATACAAAACAAAGACCGTTAAGACTGGTATGGAAGCTTCCACATACGTTCGCAATGCGCCCAAGTATGAGACTGGTGATGGCATCGGTGTGACGTTTGCCAAAGCGCCTAACACATATACGGGCGACAAGCTGCTCGGCATCGCCACGATGCATAAGAGCAATCTGGTACCTGTCTTCAGTCAGGAAGACGCGGAAGATATTTCTAAAATGAGGCGATGACCGCTTGACATTTATCCCGAATCGTCTATGGTTAAAGAGTAGTCAGTGATTTGGAGTGATTCGATATGGCTTTTGCAGCGGTGAAAAAAGGAATGTGGGATACGGTCGTTGGTTATTTTCGCGAAAAGGAATATGGTCGCCCATTCGAGTACAAGATGAACCCTGAGATGGTTCTCCATCCCGACCTCAAGACTGGTCGTAATGTTGTCTATCCTCATTTGGTGTTCGTTGGTCCTGAAGGCGATCAGGTTCGCATGGCTCTGGTCAAAAAGGGTGTCGCGTATATCGTCGTTGATGAGATTGATAACGACCGTTACATCATCGAAAAGTGGCACATCAAAGATCATCGTTCTTATCAAAAATAAAACTTGACATTTTATCGCGAATCAGTTATTATCAGAAAGTAGACAGAGAGAAGGGTTGATTCGTTATGGCTTACATGTCTCAGGAAAAGAAAGCTGCTATCGCTCCCAAGGTCAAGGCAATCCTCAAGAAGTACAATATGAAGGGTAGTCTGTCGGTTCGCCATCACAGCACTCTGATTCTGACCTTGAAAGAAGGTCCTCTGAAGTTCGCTCAGAATGAAGACGGTTATAGTCAGATGCACTTTTATCATCTGGAAAGCAACTATCAAGGCAAGGAACTTCAGTTCTTGAAGGAACTTCGTGTTGCTATGAACGACGGCAATCATGATAACAGCGATATTATGACCGACTACTTTGATGTGGGTTGGTACTCGTATGTTCATGCTGGTAAGTGGGATCAACCCTACAAGTTGGCTGCGTAAGGAGATTTGATTATGTTTTATGATGATGAACAAATCCTGATTGGTGCGATGCGCAAGTTGGTCGCTGGAATGGATTCTACTCTCCGAGCCGCAGAGCGTGAAGGATTGACTGGCGAAAGGATTGCCGGGTTGCAGATCAAGCTTGATCGGCTCCAATATCTTTTGGACGATTTTGTTGCTTGTGCGGAACGTTAATCATGTTTGTTCCTGGTGTTAGCCCCTATCGGACACCTCTTGCTCTTGATGGTATTAACTTCAGTGAGAAACACCATCTGGTTGGCTTCACCTGGCCATACGTAAACTCTAAAGGCAAGCAATATAACACAACCATGGTCGAACGTGGTTGGGTATGTGATTGCATTGGTTTCAACTTTCGTGGTAAGTGTAAGCACATCGCGATGGTTCACGAAAAAGTTTCTTCATGATGGAAGGTTATCATTTTGTTTGGATAAAGCGTCTATCTGATTGCGTCTGGGTGCGGGCTTTGGTTCCCGATTGGTATTATCCAGAACTTCCACCTCCTGGCGCACAACTTGAATATTAATCGAAAGGATACGTTATGATTCGTGAGAAGCAACCCAAGTCTGAAATCGTTATCGACCTGAGTGGTCCTGAAGGTAACGCATTTGTCCTCATGGGTTATGCCCGCCAGTATGCAAAGCAACTCGGGCTTGATGGTAAAGCTATTGTTTCGGAAATGATGGAAGGTGATTACGAAAACCTTCTGGAAGTTTTTGATCGTCACTTTGGTGATTATGTCATTCTGGAGCGATAAGATCGCTTGACATTTATCCCGATTCGTTTATGATGAAAATATAGACAGTGAGAAGGAATGATTCGTTATGACTGATATCCAAAGCAAGATCAAGGCTCGTATTCGCGCTCTCTCGGCTAAGACCGTCAAGAATGGCTGCTCGGAAGAAGAAGCACTTACCGCAATCAACATGGTGGGTAAGTTGCTCTCGCAATATAATCTGTCCATGAACGAGGTCGAACTTCGTGATGAAGTTTGTGACACTTTGAAGATTGATATTGGCAGCAAGGTCCGCAACGGCGTCTATTACGCTCTCTCGGATATCGCTGGCTTTACCGATTGTAAGGTGTGGACCAATCGTGGTGCTACTCTGAAGTATTGCTTCTTTGGTCAAGAAAGTGATCTGCTGATGGTGAAGTATCTTTATGATATTATCCTGTCGGCTATGGCAACTGAACTGGCAAAGTTCAAGAAGACTCCTGAATATAAGGGAGCATATAGCAAGAAAGGTGCTACCAGTTCGTTTACCACTGGTATGGCAATGCGTATTGGTCGTCGTCTGAACGAAATGAAGGCTCAGATGAACGGCGAAGAAAAAGCTGCACGAGGCGGCAGCAATGCTTTGATTGTTCTGAAGAATCAGGTTGTCAATCAGGCATATCGTGAACTTGGCTTGCGTCTTAAGAAGAACTATGGTGGTACCACTATTCGTGATGGTGCAGCATATCGCAGCGGTCAGTCTGCTGGTGATCGTGTCAATCTTTCTCGCCCGATCAATGGTCCTGGCGGCAATGTTTTGCGCATTGCTGCTTGACATTTAAATCGAATCATATATAGTAAGAAATGTAGCGAGTGAGATTGGGAATGAAATGTTGATTTTGAGCGATTGCGACGGTGTGCTACTAGACTGGGAGTTTGGTTTCGACCAGTGGATGCAGCGCAAAGGGTTCAAGCGCGTTCGGAGCGATGCCTATGGCATTGATCTTCGCTATGGAATCGAAAAGGTCGTAAGCAAACAACTTGTTCGTGATTTCAACGAAAGTGCGGCATGTGGCTTTCTGCCTCCTCTTCGGGATGCTGTGAAATACGTTCGCAAACTCTATGAAGAACATGGCGTACAGATTCGCGTCATTACCAGCTTGAGTCTGGATCCTGCCGCTGCTCGGCTTCGTGAACAAAACCTGAAGCGGTACTTCGGCGAAGCGATTGAAAGTGTCGTCTGCCTGGAATGTGGCGCAGATAAAGATGAAGCACTTGCTCCCTATAAGGGCAGCGGAATATACTTCATCGAGGACAAACCAGAGAACGTCGATTTGTGCGATAGTCTTGGTCTAAAAGGTATTTTGGTTGAACACGAACACAGTCATGATTATAAAGGCAAAGCCGTCTTGGTAAAATACTGGAAAGACATTTATAAGATTGTCAAACAATAATCCAACCCAAATGTTTTTCTTTATGTTCGATTTTATGTCTGAACGCCGATACAGTCATTGAATGTGCGTTTGCGGCTTGTGTGATAGATTCGTATATATTTCCATCAGGTGATATGCACGTTTTTTGATTTACACTTTTCTTTCCCGTATTTGCTTTAGATATTTTGTCTTTATGTTCTTGTGTATGTGGTTTTCTATGTTTTATAGTTCTTCCTCGGCGATAACCCAACATCTCTGTGCCGACAGGAAGATATAGATTGTTCTCACCGTTAGTATACCAACGAAGATTTTGTTCAGTTATTGCTGATCTACCATACATAGGATTTTTTTCACCAGCCATGTCTATCTGATCAATCCATCGTTGAAATGCTGGAGAAGCCGAGGTGTCTCCACCGTCACACTGTTCTATAACAAGATTGAACCACTCTTTAGATTCTACTATTCTGTTTTCTTTAGAAAAGTTTATAGCAAACTTTTTTGCTTCCTCTTTATCAGAAAACTCATATAGTTCTATTGTTTTTGGTGTGACTTTGTGTTTCTTGATGTGTGGAATCCACATCTTTCCTGATCCGTTGTAAGTATATGGATCTTGTTCTGTTTTACCAAAATACTTTAGCCCACAGTGGGGACATTGTTTGACATAGAGATAAATAGACATGCTGTTGCTCCTGTTTAGCGATAGTGTGGTTAGATGCGTCAACATCGTGAACCACATCTATTTATATAAATACTTCTAAACAATGTTTAGGAGTTTCCATGATTCGGTTTAAAGACATTAGAAGTCTACAAGAAGTCATGCAAAATGGCGTCAATGTAGGCGATGTTTTTCATGATGAACTTGGTAAAGATGTACCTAAAAAGGCCAAACGTATTGGAATCCTTAAGAATGGCCATCACGTATATCAAAAACCATTGTCCACAAAAGAAAACACATACTATGTCGTTGACCCTAAAACAAACAAAGTTAACATAGCACTATCTACTAAAAAGTATAGAACCAAAGGTGCAGAGCATGTAGACTTTCTAGATGCAAACAAAGACTCCTTAGGTGCTGAACACCTATATCAACATCTAATCTTAAATCACAATAAAATACTAGCGTCAGGGAATCAATCCCATGGCGCTAGACGTGTTTGGGACAAAGCATCCAAGCATCCTAGCATTAACGTTCATGCATATGATCCTAAGTCTGATGAAGCAGTTCATCTTGATCCTAAAGATGATGAGAACTATGTCACTGATCGTGATGTTTATAATCTCAGAAACGACTGGAAAGCATCTCCTGATTCTGTATCAAAATCTTATGAAAAAGATTATGATGATCTAATGAAGCAGAAGCAGACCATGGCTGTCATGCATAAGAAATAATATAAATATAAAAAACAGGAGTTTTCATGCTATCGTTTAATGCTTTCTTGACAGAAGGTAATCCCCTTGCTAGAGTACACAAAATGTCTCAATCTGGCAGACACTTTGTTACCATGTCAACAGAGAGACCTAATCAGTCGGCTGAAGAACGCAACAAGCGTAATGCAGATTTAGAATCAAAACTAAAAAAGCAAGGCTATAGCTACCGCAAAGCTGCTGGTCATTGGGAAGGTGATAAAGAATCTTCGTATCAAGTCTATGCAAAAGGCGAAGGATCTGATCATGGAAAGCATCTGGTGCGTGATATGTCAGCACACGCTAGACACTATGGGCAAGATGCTATCATGCACCACAACCCGAACAGGAGCAGTGCCAGATTGATTGGTACCAACAAGACTGGTTATCCTGGATTCAAGAAAAGAGTTTCGATTGGTCGCGTGGCTTATAACAAACCAGAACAGCCTGGTCAGACAGAGTTACGTCAAAAGAACACCGAGAAGCCATTAAAGCCAGGGCGTACTGCTGGTACTGGCAAAAAGTTTACAACAGCATAACAATAGGATTTTCCATGCTACGTTTCAATGACTTTGTTGACCTTGAAGAAGGCGTTAATGATCCAGCAAAACTAAAAGCAATCTTTCTTGCTGGTGGTCCTGGTTCTGGCAAATCTTATGTGACAAAGAAAACCATGGGCGGTTTAGGCTTCAAAATGGTCAACTCAGATGATCTGTTTGAGAAGGGCATGAAAGAACATGGCTTGGATCCAACTATGCCTGAACATGAAACAGCAGAACGTGATGTAGTCAGAGCAAAAGCAAAAGACCTCACCAACAAGCGCCAGAAGCTATATCAACAAGGTAAGCTGGGTATGGTAATCGATGGTACTGGGAAAGATGCGGCCAAGATCAAGGCGCAGTCGGAGGCGCTACGCAATCAGGGATACGATACACATATGGTGTTCGTCAATACCTCGCTTCCAGTGGCTCAGCAGCGCAATATGGAGCGTGAACGATCATTGCCATCACATCACGTTGAACGTATGTGGAATCAAGTCCAGGACAACATCGGCCACTTTCAGCATCACTTCGGTAATGAGAACATGCATATTGTTGATAACAATAATGCCAGCGAGGATCTTCTCCACGGTGTTCACAAAACGATTCGCAAGATCGCTACAGGTCCAGTGAAAAATCGAGTCGGTCAGCAATGGATTAAATCTCAGCAACCAGGCGAGGTACCTCAAAAAACCACTTGACATTATCTCCAACTCTGATATTATCAGTAATGTAGTAAATGAGATATAAGGTGATTCGATATGAGTCGAGGCATACAAGTTGGTACTACAGCTTTTGATACTCTGTCTAAGTCTCTAGACAATACATGTAAGCTTGCTATCGATATCGTTGCCAAGAATCATCCACACCTGAAGTGTGTGAAACGTATGAGCAAGCAAAAGAAGATAGAGATATTCAAAACAGATAAAGTTATGGGTTTTGCTCCAGATGGTGGTGCTTGGTATAATAGTGATGGTACACTCGTAGCAGTATTCGAAGCAAAGAAACAAGACATGCGAGGAAACGCTCAAGAGCGATGGGTTAAAAACGCAGACTTTGCGAAATGGCAATCTCAGAATGTCAAATACGTAACGTTTTGTTCTGGCTCTGGTGTTGTACCACATGGACCATTAGGCAGATTGGCCTCTCAGTATACTATTATGTATCCTAAAAACTTTAAGTTTCATATGTCCGAGCACGGTTTTACTTTAGATGAAATCGTTTCTATTATGGATAAAACACTATCACTATTGGAGATATGATGAAAGATTTGAAGCCACTTTTTCGTTGGGCTGGTGCTAAGACTAAAATGAAATCGAAGTATGGATCAGACTTCTGGCCAGGAAGTAAGTTTGATAGGTTTGTCGATCCGTTTTTTGGTACTGGTGCAGTCTGTATGTGGATCTTTGATCAATATCCCAACACAGAGTTCTTTGTGAACGATTATAACGAAGATATCATTAACATCTATAAACAAATCAAAACAAACAAAAAAGAGTTTCTTGAGGTGGTTGATCAGTATCAGTCTTTGTACATTTCGAAGAACAAAGAAGACAGAAAAACATTCTATTATGAACAACGTAACATTCATGCATATAATCATCTAAGCGACGCCGAGCGGGCTGGATTGCTATTTTCACTACTAAAAACATCTTTTAATGGCATATGGCAAATCAATAAGAACACTAACAACAAGTTTGGTACTCCATGTGGTCTACTGAACGAACGTGAAAAAATCTATGATGTTGATGTCATTAATGCCTTTCATATCTTTTCGCAGAACCTGAATCTACATTCAAACGATTTCGAAACCCTTGACAAATATGTCAATCAAGACACGTATGTGTTTCTTGATCCTCCATATCGCGATTGCTTTACGAAGTACACAAAAAATGCTTTTGATGATTATGATCAAGAACGTCTGTGCAATATGATGAACAATGCAGCGAATGCTGGCGCTTTTGTTGCGATGGCTAACAAGTATCATTATGACAACTTTTTCGAATCAAAACTGATCGATTCGTTTTCTCCTTTGCTTTTTGATGTGACATACACCGCAGGCCGAGGAGCCAAAGATGGTCAAAAGGTGAAAGTCACCGAATGTTTGATAAAAAACTTTTGATCCAAGCTTGACATTTTTATCGAATCAGCTATGATGAAAAAGTAGTCAGAGAGAGAAAGTGATTCTTTATGAATGCTAGTTCTAGTGTCATCAAGAAGATTATTCACATTAGCGAAAGGCCAAAGTGCGTCGTTGATGGTTGCAACAAAACTGGCCAACACTGTGGTCGATATCGAAAAGATGGATATCCAATCTTTCGGAAACGTTGCGCTAAATGTCATAGTAAACACACAGCAAGTCAGCATGGTCTCGATAATATCCTGCAGGTTATGGCAAAGAAAGCAGGGTTTGATAATGTAACTCAGTTTACGAACTCTTTTCATCCTTACCGTAAGTTTCGTAAAACTTATTGTGAAAACATCGATGGTCGATTGGGATTTACTTGCACGACCACGATCATCTGGGATGGTATGCTTGATGTCGATCACAAAGACGGCAATCCATCACACAACACTGAAGGTAACTGTCAGACTCTTTGCAAGTGCTGCCATGCATACAAAACAAATGTTGAAAAAGATTACATGTCTCCTGGTCGCAAGGCGCTTGGTATAAAAGGTTGACATTTTTATCGAATCAGCTATGATGAAAAAGTAGTCAGAGAGAGAAAGTGATTCGTTATGCCTCGTGGTGTTCCTAAAGCTGGGTTTCGTAAAACTTCTAAGGTCAAGATTCGCGATATCAGCGAAGTCAACATTCAAAAGATTGTCGAGTCTGATGCTGAGATTTCAGAACGCATCCTCGAACGTTTTGATATTCTGGATGAAATGACTCATGCTGCAATCAAGGGTGATATTCGCGCTTTGATCGTATCTGGTCCTGCTGGTCTTGGTAAGTCTTTTACCGTAGAGGAAGCACTCAAAGGATGGGATGCTTCCGAAGAAAATCATACGATTGTTAAGGGTCATCTGAAAGCGCCATCTTTGTATCGCTTGCTCTTTCAACATAAAGATCAAGGCAAAGTTTTGGTTTTCGATGATGCCGATGCTATCTTCTTTGATGATATTTCACTCAATCTTCTTAAGGCTGCTTGTGACAGCAATAAAGTCCGTCGTATTAGTTACATGACGGAAGGTACTCTGATCGATGAAACCGATATGACAGTCATGCCCAAGAGTTTTGAGTTTGAGGGTACTATCATTTTCATTACCAATCTTGACTTTGATGCTATGATTGGCAAAGGCCACAAGTTGGCTCCTCATATGAACGCTATGATTTCTCGTTCGCATTATATCGATCTTACGATGAAGACTAAGCGTGACTATATGATCCGCATCAAGCAAGTCCTTGATAAGGGTATGCTTGATCGTGAAGGCATCACAAAGGCCGCACAGGTCGATGTTGTGTCTTTCATTGAAACGCATCAAAACACCATGCGTGAACTTTCGCTGCGTATGGTTCTCAAGGTTGCAGGAATCCGCAACATGAACAGCCCCAAGTGGATGTCGATGGCGAAAGTCACCTGTACTTATCTTTAAATCGTAGACATGCTGATGCTCCTGTTTAGCGTTAGAGTCTGTGGGTATGGGGATACCGTGACAGACATTATATTTATATAAGATTGATTTTTTTGGTTGACATTTATCGCGAATCTGTTATGATGAAAATATAGACAATGAGAAAGGTGATTCGTTATGGGTCTTGATATGTACCTCAGCGCAAAGCGTTATATTTGGTCCAGCGAAAGTGATATTAAGCAGAAGGTTTCTTCTGACTTCGATCTACCTGAAGGTATTCAAGTCAAAGGAGTTAGTGCAGAAGTCGCATATTGGCGCAAGGCAAATGCCATCCATCGGTGGTTCGTGAATGAAGTTCAGGGCGGCGTTGATGAATGTGAAAGTTATGAGTTCGATCGCAAGAAGCTTCGCGAATTGATTGATGTCTGCCGGATGGTGAAAGAAAATCCTCAGTGGGCACCCGCTTTGCTTCCTACTCAGTCTGGGTTCTTCTTTGGAGAAACCGAGTATGGCGATTGGTATTTCAGGTATATTGATGAAACTATCGTTATGATTGAACGCGCTTTGACTCTTCCTGAAAGTTGGGTATTCGAATATCGGTCTAGTTGGTAACACATTTAAACTTGAAAGGAATATATTATGATTAAGAACATTGAAGTTGGTCAAACTTTGCTTTGCAACATTGATGATTGGGTTGATGAGAAAACTGGGTATGATATTCCAGGTCCTACTCTTGATAAGAGGGTAACGATTCGCAAGATCGGTGCCGAACATGACGGATACGAGTTTATCCCTATCGTTTGGTTTGAAGAGTTTCCTGGCGACACCAACGATCACTCATTTATTTTGAATGACGAAAACTTTTCATTGACATTTTAAAGCGAATCAGTTATAGTAAAAATATGAGGTCGAGTGGTTCGACCGATTTGAAAGGTGATTTGAATATGGCACATGAACTTGAAATCCTCGAAAATGGTCAGGCTTCGATGGCATACGCTGGCGATCTGCCCTGGCACGGTCTCGGCTTCAAGGTCTCTAATGACCTCACTCCTGAACAGATGATGGAAGCTGCTCGGCTTGACTGGACAGTTGACACTGTTCCTCTTCCTGCAATGTATAACGGTCAGAAGATCAACACTGGTCACTCTGCTCTGATCCGTAGCAGCGATAGCAAGGTGCTTGACGTTATCACGGATGACTGGAATCCACTTCAGAATGTGGAAGCATTTCGCTTCTTCAATGATTTTGTTGGTGCTGGCGATATGTCCATGCACACTGCTGGTTCTCTGATGGACGGCAAGATGGTCTGGGGTCTTGCAAAGATCAACGACTCATTTGAACTGTTTGGTGGAGACAAGGTTGAAGGCTTCCTGCTCTTCAGCAATCCTCATCAGTATGGTAAGTCGATTGACGTTCGTTTTACTCCCATCCGTGTTGTCTGCAATAACACTCTGACACTTGCCCTTGGTGGTAAGTCTTCTAACATGGTGAAGATCAATCACCGCCGTGAGTTTGATCCTGATATGGTCAAGGAAACTCTCGGTATTGCTAGTGATAAGCTTGCTAAGTATAAGGAAATGGCTGCCTTTCTCGGCACCAAGAAGTACAGCAACGAAAACATCGTTGAATACTTCAATCGTATCTTCCCCAAGACCTCTGACAAGAAGAACTCTGCTATTGAGAACGCTGGTCAGTTGCACAGCCGTGCTGCACAGTTTGCGATGGAAGCACTCCATGAACAGCCTGGCGCACAGTTTGCAGAAGGCACTTTCTGGCAAGCCTATAACTCTGTCACCTATCTGACCGACCACGTTCTTGGTCGTTCGAACGATACTCGCCTTGCTTCTGCTTGGTATGGTGTCAATCAAACTAAGAAGGTTCAAGCGTTGAATCTTGCTGTGGAGATGGCAGAGTTGGTTTGATCCAAAACCAAGTTCCATCTTCTCTATAAGAGCGTCGGTTGCCAGTTCTACTGGCGCTCTTTTTTCTTTTAGTTTCTTCTGAATCTGGACCAGTCTTTAGACCTTTGTTCCAAACTGGATATCCTTTTGCCGCTTTAGCAAATCCACCCAGTTTAGAGTTTTTCTTGTTTGCTTCTTTATTATATGGTCTTGATCCACCGCAGAGTGCGTCTTCTTCTATAAGATTTGCCCACTCTTTAGATTCTACTATTGAGTGTTCTTTAGAAAACGCTAGAGCAAACTCTTTAGCATCTTGTTCATTATCAAATGAAAAAACTTCAAGTGTTATAACAGATGCTTTGTGTTTCTTTAGGTGATTACGCCATCTCTTTCCTGATCCTTTATATTCATAAGGATTTGATTGTGATGTTTTACCAAAATATTTTAGTTGACAATGTGTACATTGTTTGATATAAAGATATATATTCATAGCTGATGCTCCTGTTTAGCGTTAGAGTCTGTGGATATTGGAGTATCGCGACAGACACTTCTATTTATACGGAGTTTATAAAAATGACTAAAAGTAATAAGATTGTGTGGGGTCCAGCAATCGATGTCAAGGTTGCCCGGGCCCTTGCCCAATACAAAAAGGAGATTGGAAAATGATTGACAATCTTCGTGTAGTACGCTATTATAAGACTCGATTCGTTTCAACGACTCAAGGTGCTGTAAATCACAAAGAGTATACTGGTCGATTCGATATTCAAACAAAAGTTCTTGTTAACAATGTTATCGATGGTAAGGTTGTCATGACAGAAGAATGGCAAACTGTACCAACTGTAGATATGGAAGGTTGAAGTATGTCTTGTAGTGTTCCAGACTTGCTGGTGTCTCTACCAGCCGTTTTAATGTTGGCCATGTTCGTGTATATCTTTAAGCGACATCTAACGTTGGATGCTGCTTGGAATGAAGGCTTTGATGCTGCTAGTATGACACATGATAATAATAACCCTATCGGGCATATTATTGGTCAAAATACTGTTGACAATCATGTTGAAATCATGGTAGAACATACCGATGGTACATATGCCCGTTATAGAAAGGTTGAAGTATAATGTCATATAAGACTGTTGAACTATCGTATGAGCAACTTGATCGGATTGTATGGAAGTCTCTTGAAGAGACTTGCGACAGACTTGCGCAAGACCTAGGCGAAAATAACAGCGTGTTTGTCTTTGGTGATTCAGAAGCAGATGATATTGAAATCCAGAAAGCCATTGATGCGTTTGATCTAGTCATTGACTGGTACAGGATTCCAGGAGAGTAATCCGATAACTTAAAGAATATTGATGGAGAATGTGTAATGAAAACGGATGATGGCGGCTTTGGTATTTGTGTTGTATATCTTTTACTCGGTGTACTAGTAGGATATGCTATCGCATTTGGTCTTGTTACTAACA